ATTTCGGATACGGAATTAGCAAAGACAGAAAGAAACGACTGTATGGTTCGTTCATTAGCTTCAGCAGCAGGTATTAGTTATAGATCAGCTCATAAATACTGTAAAGATGAGTTAGGTAGAAAGTTTAAAAAAGGAACTAATGCTGCTATTTTAGCTGAGAAATTTAAAAAAGCTGAGAAAGATGGGCTTAAGATCGATAATAAAGAGTTCAGTGTTCGCCAGTTAAGTAAAACTGAGATAAAGAATAAGTATAAGCTCAAAGGAGAAGTGATTTGGAGAAAGAAAACATTAAAGAGTTTTATTGAATCTCATCCTAAAGGATCATATATGGTGATGGTTGCTAAGCATGCCTTGACGGTAAAAGATGGAGAGTTAATGGACTGGGATAGCCATGCTTTTGAACCAACTAGAAAGGTTATGGGAGCTTATGAACTTAAGCGTAAAGATAATCAAGTTGTTCAATTAGAATTATTTTAATAAAATGAAAAAAAGACAATATAGATCGAGACAAGGTAGAAGCGATAGCAAATATTTAGAAAGCTATAAAACTATAGCAGCTGCATTTATCCTTTTTTTAGCTGCGATGGTCATCTATTTATTAGTAAATCTTTTTAATTTATAAGTTATATGTACTCTTTAGACAATGTTGGTGTTAAATCATATAAAGGCAAACTAGAAGAGTACAGAGAGATCAAAGGACTTTACCTAACTTATAAAGAAAGGTTTGAAAAAGACTATCCAGAATACTATAAGTTTATAAAAGAAGCTCAGGATAAGCTCTCCTCTTCGTCTGTTTTTGATACCTCTATGGGAGTAGACTATGGCTTTTATCATCAGATGGCCAGACAGATAATCGACCATAACTGTAAGCATATTATTGAGTATGGTCCAGGATTTACTACTCTTCTTCTTCATAGAATAGTTCAAGATTTAGATTACGAAGTTAAAATATATTCATACGAAGACAGTGAGATATGGTTTGAAAATAATAAGAATAAAGGTCTTGATCCTTTCAATAACGTAGAGCTAGTTGATATGGACTTAGAAATAAAAGGAGGGCTACTGTACTGTACGTATATTCATGATCTAGAGAAACATAAAGATGTTGATTGTATAATTATAGACGGTCCAGGTCCTTTATTAGTTGATGAAATATCTCGTCCGTCTGTTACTACTAATGCTGATTTATTGGAAAAGACTTTTGATAGAGAAATAAGAACATTAATAGAAGGAAGACATTTTACTCAGCAGTTTATGCATATTCCTTATAAAGAAAGAACTAGAAGTATTACAATCGATGATAGATAGAGTATTTGCAATGGGATGTAGCTTTGTTCAAGGTTCTGAGTTAGGACCTGATTGTAGGAATCTCCCTAACTATCCAGTTATATCTGTTCCTGGTAGATTTTCAGAACTAGTAGCTAATCATTTTGGAGCTTCTCATATTAACTTAGCTCAAGGAGGAGCAGGACAAATTAGAATATTTAGATCTACAGTTGACTGGTTAACCGGTAAGAGTTTATTATTTCCTCCTGATTTAGAAACTAATAATCTTACGCCCCAACCAGTTCCTAAATTTAATCCAAAAGATAAGATGCTTTTTATTATAGGTTTATCTGTTCCTCTCCGTAAAGAGGTTTGGATTAATAGAAAGCAATGTTATGAAAAATGGAATGTATATTCTGATTCTGAAATAGTCTCTAGAGTAGTAGAAGGCTTAAATTTAAGCGGTAAAGAATTTGAAAAGGATTATAAGAAATTTATTAAGTATTATTTAGAAGGCATACATAATGAAGAAGAGAGCATCAGAGAGACTTACAGATATATCTCTGCTTTAACAAGTATGATAAGAGATAAAGCTCCTAATAGTAAATTATTTCTATTTAATGCTCTAGGTAATGATCTTCCTGACTGGGTAGTACAAGGTTTAAACTTAGATAGTAAGTATCTTCCTTCTTGGGAATCGTATGCTTATAGGAACCAATTGATGGATATGGACTATAGTCATCCTAAGGAATTAGCTCATAAAGAGTTAGCTGATTATATAATTAATAAGTTTTCAAATGAAGGATAGATTAGCTATTCAGTTAGCAGGACAGATCAGGGACTGGTTTCTAGCATTTCCTCATTGGCAATCTTTAGCTTCAGAGTTTAAAGAAGCAGGTATAGAAGTAGATTTCTTTTTAAGTACATGGGACAGATACGGTATAAAAACAGATAAGGGTGCAGTATCTGGAGCCGATCTTGATATAGATCTCTCCTTTTTTAAAGGTTATAATATATTTAATCAAGAAACTTTCGAAAAGGACTTTGCAAATAAGTCCACAACTTGGCCTATGGCTCATCATTGGAGTAGTAGCTCTTTGCTTAGATTAAATTATGAGAATAAACATAGATTAGAGTACAAAGCTGTTCTTTTATCAAGACCTGATTTAATATTTACAGAGCATACAGAGTACTTTATTAACTTTATTAAACAAACAGGACCTTCTACCAATCTTGACCCTAGAGGAGTATATACCTCACAGGGAACCTTTGTAAAGTACATACCTCATAGAGTTGATAGAGGTAATCTATACTCAGATGATATGTGGGTGTTTGGCCATAGAGTAGCGATGAATAATTTTATATTGATGTATGATTATATTAGAGAAGGCCTCATTGATTGTACCAACCATGTCTTTGTAGCAGACTTTCTAAAGAAAATGGGTATTCACAATTGGAGATTATCATCTACCGAGGTAGTTAAAAATACTTTGACTAGATATGTTATAGAAGGTGAACGAAAGAGAAAAGAAGATAAGATAAAAGAAAGGCTTGGTTAAGAGTAAGCTGTTGTAGAGGAGGGGGCGTTTTCTCTCTCACGAAGTGGCCACGCGCGAATTAAATAAAGGTTATGAGTAAATATGATTTCTATCCAATGTTATCTCCAAGAGAGATAATCGAACAAGGAGCCTTTGGTGGGTGTTACTTTGGTCTTCCAATAGAAGAGTATACCAACTATAAGTATACCGAACTATTCAACTATCATTTCGATGGCTTAGACACAACCTTATACTTAGGAGAGACATATAAGCCTCGTATGAATAAGTTTAAGATAAGAAGCGGAATGCCATATGAGTATTGGAGAGATATGAATTGGATGCACGAAGATGACCCATATGGTTGGCTAGAGTGGTATTGTAAGTATAGTATGGGTAGAAGGCATCCAGACGACGATAGGCAGATTAGAAGATGGCAAGACTTTTGTGGAGTAAATGGTAGATGGAGACATAACATATATAAGAAGATATATAATACCAAGGATTGGAATATAAGTCCAAGGGTACAACAATCATTGCTGCATTGGGGATATAAAGTCAATGAGGATGATTACATACAATGGAAAATTTTAAATAATAAGTTATGAATTATAAACAAAGATTGAACAAGTACAAGAAAGAGTTGAGGGGGTGGGGGTTTTCTCTCTCATCACCGAAGGTGCCACGCGCATTTTCAACTAACGTTTCAAATGAAACAACCATCCAACCTAAGAATCTATGCCATTATTCGGGTCTACGAAGTACTGCCGATTATATGGAATAATGTCTGAGAGGTAGTGTACGGCTGAGGCTACACATAGATACTAATTAGATTAGATACAATAGGAGAGATAAGCTATATAAGGTAGACCCACGGCTAATGATACTATATACTACTTAAGTATATTAATAATAGCGAGTGTATTATATATTTATATGTTCATATATGTATATAGATATTTCTTTATATATACTCGATATAAAACGTAAGGTAGGTGTATGAAGTATAGGGGTAATTTATCAGGTGTGGGTGTGTCCCCTTCCGGAAAATTCTATAGACAGAAAATATTCTCCTTCAACAACTAATTATCCAGCTTTTTAAATTCCGATATTCGTAATGGCGGTATATGGCTTTAGTAACATTGTTTACCGTATTCTTACTAAATATAAGATATCATTACATATAATGTAAAAAGCATAGGATAGTTGCTTATTCGAGATATTCTTCTTATATTAAGGTAAATTAAAACGGTTATAGATATGAATACAATAGACATAGTTAACGACTTAAACGTACAGATGACAGAGCACATACCATCAAAGGTTATCAATAAGATGTCCTTCCTACATCAATTGCAATGTATAGAGTGGCATTATAATCCTCAGGTGTTAAAGAGTGAGCATAGAATAAAGACATATGCTCAGTATAAAGATATATTATCTACATATGAAGCTTAATAAGAAAGATATATTATATACTATAGGTACAATAGGTGTTGTTATAATGCTGGTATCTATTATGGGTCTTATTATAGAGGCATTAGTACTAGGGCTACATATAGCTCTTACTAACCCCATCTACGTTATAGGTCTATCCATTATAGGACTAATAGTCATTTTCTTACTCCCATCCAAGAAATAGTCGGGCAGTACTCCGGCACTTTGATCTAACGTTGATATAACAGTGACAGTATAGTTCCCTAAAGGGTTGGTCGTCTGCGTGGTTCTTCCAGACCTATTTGCATAAAAATTATAGATTTTAAGTATATAGTTATATATATTTATATATTTATATAATCTTAGATGTATTAGGATACGTCCACATATTCAATGATAGCCTACTGCCGCTATATACCGTTTCAACACCATGTAAGGTGTTACTACCATTAAACGTTATTACATCTCCTTTATTTAGCCTTATGTATGTATCTTTATTAATAATAAAACGTCCTCCGCTACTGGCACTTCTGATTTCCGAAACTAGGGTTAAACTTGAATCCGTATCTCTATGGTTTCTTAAACTATCTCCTTTTTCGTATTCAGTTATATTAATCCAATTTTCGGTAAAATTATAAGGAATTGCAGGAAAAAAATTTTCTAAAATTTCTGTATATAGGGGGCCTTTATTTACATCGTATGCTTTCCAGCCTCCTCTTGGTGCATATATAGAGTTATCTTTATAAGTTTCAGCTACTCTATCGCAGAATTCAGTACTTAGTAATTCTCTATGAATGGTGTAGTCAGCCATCTTGTTTTATATTAGTAAATACTTTATTTTGAGTATTCCACTTAATTATATAGTCCCCCAGCTTTTCTTTATCTATAATTTTACAGTATACATCAAATATATCTTCTACATCGCAACTATGTGTCGAAACATTAGTACTTAAAAGAAAGGCAGTAAAGAGCTCTTCTTCGATAGTGTATCCTTCTCTATATGGATCGAAACAGGTTCTTTTAGTAAGCATAATTATACTTCTATACCTGTTAACAATTAACCTACAGGTATCATACAATGCTTGTCCGGTAGTAGCTATAAGATGATCAGATGGTTGTATACCGGGTTCAGCAAAAGCATCACCACAGATATATTGAGGAAAGTCCATGTTATTAAGATATTCCTCTACTATACTCAAATCAGAGTAGAATTCGTCTGTTCTTAACTTAATTACATAACCTTCAGGTTTTATAAGGTTAAAAGCATTGAGTATACTTAGAGCTTGATAGTAATTAGTACATGAAGTAAATACATCTTCACCTTTTTCACTACTAAAAAAGGGATGACGGAAGTCTATTATTCTAGATCTATACTCCATTCCTTCAGAATACACTAGAATATCGTCAGGTAGCATGGCTTCTTGCCATTTACCATCACTATCCCAGGTAGATACTACGACTTGATACCCAAGATTACTATAATACCGGAAGTTTTTAGTAACAAACTCACTATCATATACAGGACCTTGAATAATAATAGAAGGTTTTTTAGTAAATTCTTTTTTCATTTGCTTATAAGTGTGTTGATATCTAGCTAAAGCGGAAGAATCATATAAACTTTTACTTTTACCTTGGACTTCTTTTGTAGATTCAATAAGTTTATCTAATATATCTCGGTTTAATTGCTTTAGGTAGTTAAAAAACCTTGTTATCTTTACTACGTTTAGATTTTTTACCAATTTTAATTATGTTTATATTACAATATATGAACTATTTATGGTATATGCAACAGTTAGACCCTCATTCTTTATTTTCTCTCTTTGAAAAAGGAGATGAAGAAGTGTATAAAGAGCATGGAGTTGAAAATACTCTTAAAAATCCTTATGTACTCCTTAATATGGTTACCAGGGGTATAGATAATTACGCTGTTATGGATATGTTATATATGAAAAATAAGCCTATTGAGTATAAAAGTGTGAGATCTAATGTAAAGTATAAATATTTTAGTAAGCTTTACGGGTATCTTAAAAGATTAGACTTGAAGGCTATAGAAGATAGAGTATATACAATTGGAGATTCATATGATGTACCTAATCTAATCTTACGTTTAGATGATTTAAGAATCTTTTTTGAAGAGTATGAGCAATATGAGAGATGTGGTCTAATAAAAAAGACTATAGATGTACTGTATGAGAAAACGGTAGAGGAGATAACTGTAGATAAGTTGTTTGTCTGATATAATTTTCTTATCTTAAGGTATAAATAAAGGTTATATATATGATACAAAGAATATCTAAAGAAAAAGCTGAAGGCTTAATCAAAGCCACTGAGGACTTCACAGATTCCCCAATTAAGTACTTTACTATTACTCCCAGTACATCAGAGAGGTATACCGCAGAAGATGGTTGGGAAGACGTTACTTACTATACGGCACGTTCTAATAGGCTCACATATACACCAGATACGTCTAAACAATACGTATATGTACTTACCAACCCTACTATACCTGGAATGGTAAAGATAGGTTATACTAAGAATGCTCCTTCTAAGAGAGTAAAGCAGATAAATGCCTCTACCGGAGTCGCACAAGACTTTGAGGTAGCTTGGGCCTTTGGCTGTTACAACGGTATCGAATTAGAACAAGAAGTTCATAGATACTGTGAATCCTTTAGAGTAAACAATAAAAGAGAATTCTTTAGAATGACTGTAGATGAAGCGAAAGCTGTAATCGAAAGATTAGGAGAACGTTATACTGGTAAAAATGATAAGTAGAAATTTTTCGTGGCAACTTCGCGCGTTTCGCGCGGCGGCCGTAGGCCTTATATTCTACCTTACCCTCTCTTGCTCACCCGAACCCCTTTTACCTGCTGTTTGTGAAAGCGGTGATTGTAGTAGTTATATAGAGTTTTATAGAGATAAGGATAGTAACGGTTATTACCATGTAGAGTTAGATTGGACAGGAGAGTACTTACCTTACTTTTATGTAGATGTTCAAGCAGATAGAACTAGCCCTCAATACCGGTATAATAATTCTTCGGTAGTAACAGCAGAGTTTGATAGTAATACCTCTTGGAAGATAGGAGATACATTAGTAATACAGCAACCTATATACTCACCTTTTGGTCCGGTTACATCTACAGGTATTCCTTTACCGGTGGACTATACAGATCTAGCATTAACTCAGTATAAAGGAATTGAAGTTAACATAGCACAGCGTACGGAGTTGTATTTTAGAGAAAAAGATAATAAATTTACTACTAGGCGTTATTTAGGTCCATTTATTCCGCAGATGATTGGTGATACTATTACAATTTATATGCGAGTAAATTGGGATGCAGGAGCAAGTACGATAACTAAATCAAAGTATTTAGAAAAGTTTATTGTAAAATAGTTGCTTTTCTGCTCTAAAAACATTATCTTAATTAATATATAAAATATTATATAGTATATAAGTTAATTTTAATATAATTTAATAGTAATAATATAATATAATAAAGAATTAATATAATATGGCATTATCGGCAGAAAAAATATCTAAAAACTACCAAAAGCACCTTAAGATTATAGATACTTACATAGGAGATCGTAAGGAGGGTATACTTTCAATGCTTAACCACATGGAGGATACTTATGTTATGGCACCTGCTAGTGGAAAAACTTGGTATCATAATGCATTTGCAGGAGGATATGTCGATCATGTTAACAGAGTAGTGGAATTTGCGGTAAAACAGTCTAGGTTATACGAAGAAATGGGTGGTTCTATTGATTTCACCGAAGAAGAACTGGTATTTGCCGCATTGTTCCACGATTTAGGTAAGATAGGCGACGGAGATTCACCTAATTTTATACCTCAGACTGATAAATGGAGGCAAGATAAGCTATCCGAGATGTATACATACAACCCAGACTTAGATTTTATGCTTATACCAGATAGATCTCTATTTATCTTACAAAAATTTGGTATAAAAGTAAGTCAAAAAGAGTTTTTAGCTATAAGATGCCATGATGGAGTTTTTGATAAAGCTAACGAAGCGTACTTTTTCAGCAACGTACAGTCATCCCGACAGAAAACCTCTATTATTTCAGTTCTTCACACTGCAGACTTCTTAGCCTCTAAAGTTGAGTACGATATTTGGCTTAAAAACGGTGGTAACACTCAATCTAAGGTTTCTAAAACCAAATCTACTACAGGCAGACGGGTAAATTCATCAGACGGACTGTCAAACATGTTAAAAAACTTATAAATTCATAAAATGGAAATAAATCCAACACTATTTTACGTAATTCTCGGAAGTCTAGTTGCTTTTTCCGGAATATTATCATATATTGTATATAATCTACTAAGAAAAGTAGAAAATTATGAAGATGTTGTACAGGACCAAGTACAATACTTACAGAATATATCAAACGCCGTAGGCGAAGGTCAAAAGCACCTAAAGAATCTTGATCAGAAAGGTACATTTCAGTCAGACGATGAGGTCGGTTATTTTTTTAAACAAATGGAAAACGTACAAAAAGAGCTAAACCGATATATGCTCCCTGAAAATTATGGCAAGAAAAAAAGCGAAAGCTAATTACTTTACAAAAGAAACTGAAGAATATATAGTTAAATATAACGAGTCTACTGATCAAGACTATAGAAACAAAATCTTTACAGATCACATCTACCTCCCTTTTTATAAACTATCCGAGAATATTATACATACTTTTAAATTCTACTATACAGATGTAGATAAAATCGAAGATCTAAAGCACGAACTTGTAGCTGTACTGTTGGAAGATAAGATTATGAAGTTTGACCCTACTAATGGAGCTAAAGCATACTCTTATTTCGGTACCATAGTTAAAAGATGGTTGATTAATTATAACAATAAAAACTATAAGAAGCTAAAAAGAATAGGTCAATTCTCTGAAATGGAAGAATCTTACGAACCAGGTAGTAATGCGGATAAAGTAAACAGAAAGACTCTTATTCTAGTATTAGATAACTGGATTGAAGATATGTACGAAAGGTTAGATGAACTTTTCGAAAAACCATCAGATAGAAAAATAGCCGATGCCGTTTTAGTTGTTTTTAAAACTAGAAATGATATAGAAATATTTAAAAAGAAAGCACTCTACATTTATATAAGAGAAATGACTGATTGCGACACCCCTACTCTAACGAAAGTAGTAAACATACTTAAGAAAGAATGGTATGCCATATACCAAAAAATGTACGATCAAGGACTTTTAAACAATAGTTACATATAATCTATTTATAATAAAACTATTATATGAGCTTAGATAAAGAAATATTTAAAGGCAAAACGTTATCTGATCTTTTTTCTGAAATATACGATAATTCTAAAGAAACCAAAGGACAGGTAAAAGGGTTAATAGGAGAACTAAAACCTCTTATAGAGAATATAGGAGATGCAACTCTTATAGTACCTATGATAAAGGAGTATATGGAGATAGGAGTAAAAAACGACGAACACTTAATTAAACTAGCCACAGTAATTCAGCGAATAGAAGCTGCTGCTGCTAAAGGTGAATCAGGTGAATTTGATTTTTCTGATCTTCAAGACCTATTAGAAGAACAAGAAGCGATGGAAAATGAAATACAAGAAGTAGAAAAACCTGAAGAAGGAGAGGATGCAATTTAATAACCCCCTTTCTAGTATTAACAATATTTCTGCCGATAATATTATACCGGTAAGAGTAAAAGATATTATATTAGATAAAAACCACCCTGAGATTGTATCAGGTAAATTTAAACCTATAGACGGAATAGGAGTAATTAAATACGTAAACCTTACTCAATCTATTGATGTAGAAGATACTAAAACTCTACCTTATGCTTTTCCTATCAATTCTTTTAACACTACACTTCCTCTTATAAACGAAGTAGTACTATTAGTCAAAGGGCCGAGAGAATCAGAAGAACTATCTCAATACGACTACTACATTTCTATATTAGGAATATATAACGATATTAATTACTTACCTCTAGAGAAGGAAAGTGAACCTCAAGATGAAGATGCCCCCGGCTATGAATATGAAGAAAATAGCGGTATTAGACCTCTGTACCCTTTTAACGGTGATACCATAGTACAAGGTAGGTTAGGTAACTCTATAAGGTTTGGAGGAGCAAAGTCTCCTATGAATACTTTAACTAACAACTCTAATAAAGAAAAACCCATTACCATACTCACCAATGGACACGAAGAGTTAGAAGTAACTGAATTATATGTAGAAGATATTAATAAAGACGACTCATCTATATACCTAACTTCTCAGCATACCATACCTCTAAAACAATCTAAAGTAAAATTTGCTGGAGCTAAAACAAGACCTATTTTATCCGATGCATATGAAGGTAAACAGATAATTTTAAATAGCGGTAGATTATTTTTCAACTCTACTGAAGAAGATATAATATTTACAGCAACTAACTCCTTAGGTATATCATCTAAACAGACATTTATTGATTCAGAAGAGTATATTGGATTAGATGCTAAAAAGATTTATCTTGGTGAACAAGCTAAAAGAACCGAACAGCAACCTGTTATCAAAGGAGAAGCATTAGAGCTATTTCTTAAAAGCCTTTTAGATACCATGATAGATATAGGTAAAGGTTTAACAAAAGCTAAGAATAGCGGAGGTCCAATACCTGATATTAACCTTATAGGTCCTTCAGTTGTCGCTGCCATGAAAGCACTTGATAAACAAATCAACCCTAACGGAGCATCATTATTGAAATCACGTAAAGTATATACAGAGTAATGCCACACACTTTTAAACCTAAATTGAAATCGAAGCTAGCTGAATATGCAATAACCGTTCTAGGGATGGCTAGAGCGTTAGTAATATCTAGAGTTTTTTCTATAGTAAATGACGTTCTAAACAAGCTCTCTAAAACTTGCCCTCCTCCTGCACAACTTAAAGCACTTACAAAAAAACTTGATACTATACAAAAGACACTTAATAGAGTTCAAAAAGTAATAGACAGGATACAGAAATTACCTCTACTGTTAGATGCTGCTATATTAGCATTAAAATTATACCTAGACATTCAATTTCATCTTAGACCTGACTTTGTCTCAAGCCCTATTACAGGAACAACCGGTACCCCTACTGGTGCTAAAAAAACAACTAACCTAACTAAACTAGAAGAAAGAATTAGAAGAGCAGAAGAAAGATTAGAAGATTTAGAAGAGGTAAAAGAGACTATAAAAATTGCTGTACTTACAACAAAAAATAGTATAGCTCCAATTTTAGCATTAGTAACTATTATTCAAGATCTTATAGATGCATGTTACTCTAAACAGGATTTAACTGATGAAGAAAGGAGAAAGATAATAGATGATGTTCAATCTAAAACTGATGACATATACGTTAAAGGAATAACATTTATCTCTGAAAGCGGCGAAACATACACTATTAAGGTACTAAGAGATCCAGACTCACCTCCTATATCTGCTAGAAGACAAGCAGTTGCGATAGACTTTAGAGGGATTACTGTTTTAACAGGTCCTAAATCTTTTGCCAGTAGCCCAGAAATATTGGTTGACGAAGTAAAATTTAGACTTAATCAACTAAAAGCAAATAATATCGTTACCGTAGAAAAATCAGCAGGTTCATCAATAGATGATATACTCAAGAAAAGAGCTACAGTAGAGTTAGGTTTAGGTATTATAGATGAAGATAGCAGTAAAGACTCAAGCAATAACCCAACCGCCACTCCTTTACCTGTAGTTACCCCTACGCCACTACCGAGCAAACCTAAAAGACAAACCAGAAGGTATCCAGAAGTACAGAAAAAGTATAGACAACTAGTTGCAAAAGGATTAGACGATGATGAAATACGAAACGAATTAAGAGAGTTTGGTGCAAACCAATACCAGATAAACAGAGTAATGTAAAAAAAAATTATAAACAACTTCCATAACTTAACTATTTATATATATGAAACTCGATCAATTAAGAAAAATCATACGAGAAGAAGTAAGAGCAGCTGTTAAGGAAGAGTTACAAGACGTAATCTCCGAAGCAGTAAAAATAGCTAGTACTCCGCAGCAAGCTACCTATAAAGAGGTACCAAAAAACCAACCTAAAAGATGGTCAACTGGTAAAAGCGCCTCTCTAGATGCTATGCTAGAATCTACAAGACAAGAAATGTCAAGTCAAGATTATAATAACATGATAAACAATCCTGGACCTACGAAACCAAATTTTGCTTCAAATATAGCATCCGGTATGGGATTAACTGAAAACTCTGGACCTATGCCAGGCATAGATATATCTAAATTAGATTTTGTAAGTAAAGCGAAGTCTATACTGGATAAATCATACGAAAAAGATAGACAAGGACGATAATATATGATAGTAAGGTTTGAACAAAAAGACCCGTTAGATATAAGAACATCAGTAGGTGTAGGTGTAAATCTACCCTTTTCTGGTAACGCCGTCTTTAACACTACCTATACCACAAAAGAAGCAATAAAAGCTAATTTGATAAATTACTTTCTTACAAACAAAGGAGAGAGATACCTTAACCCTTTATTTGGTTCAGACATAAGGTTACTTCTTTTTGATAATGTATCAGAAGATACAATCATAGAATTAAAAGCACGTATAATATCAGAAATAGGGACATTTTTTCCTAGAGTTAAAAAAACATCATTTGAGATATCTGGCGACCCAGATAATAACACACTTAGAGTGTACCTTAAATATAAGATTATAAACTCTAGTATTCAAGACGAAATCCTAATAAATATAGATCAATAATGGCTCAAGATAGAGAAATAAAATACGTAAATAGAGGATTTAATGACTTTAGATCACAACTAATAGAGTATACAAAGAACTACTTTCCTAATACCTATAATGACTTTTCTCCTACTTCACCTGGAATGATGTTTATAGAGATGGCATCCTATGTAGGGGATATCCTATCTTTCTACCAAGATAGTCAGCTTCAAGAAACTTTCTTAACTCATGCAAAAGATCCAAAGAATTTATATTCTTTAGCCTACATGATGGGTTATAAACCTAAAACAACAGGAGTATCATCAACTAAATTACAAATAACTCAAATTATACAAGCTAACTCATCAAGTCCATATTTACCAAAATGGAATCAAGCTGCTATAATACCTCAAAACTCTACAATCACTTCAACCGATTCATCTCAGACTAAATTTTTAATAGATAGTAGAGTTGATTTCCAATTTTCAAGCTCCTACGATCCAACTGAAGTAACTATCCATAGTTTAGACAGCGGTAACCCATCAGAATATAAACTTGTAAAAAATGTAGATGTATTTTCAAGTGAAATAGTGACAACTAATTTTTCTATAGATTCCGTAGAACAGTTTAAAACTTTAACTGTACAAGACTCTAACATAGTAGGTATATTAGATATAGTAGATGCTGAAGGGAATGAATGGACAGAAGTAGATTATTTAGGACAAGATACTATTTTTGTATCCGGTTCCTCTTCTAGTGATCTAGCTATACAAAAAGTACCGAGAAGGTTTGTGAGTAGATTCACCTCTAACGGTAATTTACAAATCCAGTTTGGAGCAGGAACCAACGATAGCGACGACTCAATTATACTCCCTGACCCAACTACTATAAAAAGTAGCAATGTAAGAGATAAGTTTAACAAGGCGTACGATCCTTCTAACTTTTTACATACTAAATCTTACGGAATAGCTCCTGATTCAAACCTTACTGTTAGGTACTTAAAAGGAGGAGGAGTAAGCTCAAATATTCCTGCCGACACTCTAAATACTATATCTTTTAATGTATTAGCTAACGGCGATTCATCTAGAACATCAAGTGCTTTTTTAACATTTACTAATCCAAAAGCAGCAGAAGGTGGAAGAGATGGAGATAGTGTAGAGGAGTTAAGAGAAAACTCTTTAAGAGCTTTTAACGAACAAAGTAGAACAGTGACGTTGAATGATTATGCTGTTAGAGCTCTCTCTTTACCCCCTCAATTCGGAAGCGTTGCTAAAGCACTAGTAATACAAGAGCAAATTTTAAATAGCAATATAGATCCTAATACAGTACAAAACTATAATCCTTTTGCATTAGGGTTGTATGTACTTGCTTATGATAAAGATAAAAAACTTATAACAGCATCTTCACAGTTGAAAAATAACCTTAAAACTTATTTATCAGAACACATTATGGTATCCGATTCTGTTAATATAAAGGATGCATTTATCGTAAATATCGGTATTGAATACGATATTATACTAAGACCTAATTACTCCGGTAGAGATGTTATCAACCAGTGTAATGTAGCTCTAAAAGATTTTTTTAATATCGATAAAAGAAGTATAAACCAGTCTATAAATATTGCAGGTATTTATACTCTTCTAGATAAAGTAAAAGGCGTACAAACAGTACAAAATTTAAAAATAACAAATAAACAAGATAGCACCGGAGTAACTTACTCAGCTTACGCTTACGATATAGAAGGAGCTACAAAAAATAATACGGTTTACCCGTCGTATGATCCTTGTATTTTCGAAATCAAATATCCTAACCAAGACATTAAAGGACGAGTAACAATTATATAAAATGGCAATATATAGAATTTTTCCCGAAAACGATACTTTTATATTCACAGAAAATATTACAGGTAACGCTGGTTTAGATGAAATAAATGAAATCGGAGGCTACCCTGTAGCAGGAGTAGGGCAAGCTTCTAGAATAATAGTAAAAGTTAAAACAGAAGACATACAGTCAACTATTAATAATAAAGTAGGAGCTAATCTTTTTACTGCTTCACTACACTTATCCTTAGCTTCAGCATACGAACTTCCTCAAGCCTACACTCTATATTCTTATCCGATATATGATAGCTATACACCGGGAGTAGGTAAGTATGGAGACGTACCAGTAGATAACTCAGGTGTTGCATGGTCTTTCCCTACAGGGTATGAAAATGCGAACAGTACTAAATGGACCACACCAGTATATACCTCTGTTCCTGCTAACGTAACATCATCATATAGCCCTACCGGTTCACTCGGTTACGGCGGTGGAGGAGCGTGGTATACCGGTTCTGCAGGAGTTAATTTAGAATCTTCTAAACTTTATAACGTAGGAGATGATCATGATGTAGACATTAATATAACCAATGCTGTTACACTTCACTACAGTGAGTCTATCAACAATAACGGGTACATAGTAAAGCTTCAAGATAGTTTAGAATTTTCAACTTCTTCTTATACTCGTCTTAAGTATTATAGTAACGATACTAATACCATCTACCCTCCTTATGTTGAATTTAAGTGGGATGATAGTTCTTACTCAACGGGTTCTCTTTCACTGCTAAATACCGATGAAAGTTTTATAAATATAACTAATAATAAAGGAAAGTATGTAGACGAAGGAAAACAAAGATTTAGATTAAAAGCACGTCCGAAGTACCCTACAAGAACGTTTACTACTGGTTCCTCATATACTACAAATTACGCTTTACCAACAGCATCTTACTGGGGTATAAGAGATGAATTTACAGAAGAAATGATTATTCCTTTTGACACTTCGTATACAAAAATAAGCTGCGATGCAACAGGTCCTTTTTTCGACGTATACATGGACGTTCTTCAACCAGAAAGGCATTATAGAGTTTTGATAAAAACAGAATTAGACGGCACTAATACAGTCATAGATAATAATATAAGTTTTAAAGTTGTTAGAAATGGCTAAAAAAATAAGTATACAAAAGACAGCTATACAAAAAAACGAACTTGAAAAAGTAATTTCGAGAGAGTTTACAACTTTTATTCAACCTGTTGATGAAGTAGAAACTGATACAGTCTTTGAATTATTTAGACTATACGATAAACTTTATATGGATATTCCTCTAGAAGGGGAGTCATCTCATACTACTTTAATAGAAGAGAGCTCTAAACTAGTAACTTTCGAAAAAGATAATAGTGATATACAACCTCTTCTTGACGAAATAACTAATTTAAGAGAGCAAATTTTACAAGCTAACGAAACTATTGAAGAATTAGAACAACAACTTTCAAACGTAAATACAATATAAAATGGCACAGTACAAAGATTTTAACGGAGCTAATTTTGGAAACGCACACCAATCAGATACTACCTATAAGATAGTAAAAGCTCCACTAGCAGATGGTAACCCATCCTCAGGTTCAATTTACCTTAGTGGAAGTGGTGGTTATGTAAACTCACCAACAGGTATTTCTAAAGCATCTCTAGACGCAGGAATAAATGTAAGAATAGATGATAACGATGTTACAAGATCTATCGTAGAGGTAGAGAACGGAACATGTGATGGCGAACAAGCATTTGCTACTTGGGTATTCCCAACACCTACAGCTACACCTACTAATACACCAACACCTACAAACTTAGCTGTCTTTAGCAATAGTAATTTCTTCTCAGTAAGTAGTAACCTAACTTCTAGTGGAGGAGATGCAGATGCGTCAACAGCATGTGGTGTAGTTGCTGATGGAGCTTATAATAGAACTCTAGACATACATAAAGACTCAGGTAATGGGCAAAGCAATAACTACCCAGAAGTGAACGATGTACTTAAAATTTCAGGGTCACCTGTTAACGGTGGATATCTAAGTTATAGCGGAAACTTTGGTTCAGGACCAGAAACTAAATCAGTTGCAGTTAATGCTGGAGGACAAGTACAATCATTAGCAAGCTGTTAATAGAGAATTCAAATGAAGTATAACTATAACTTTATACCAGTACAGCCGTCTGAGATAATTCAGATAGATAGCTTTAGTTCAGCTGATAGCGAGCTGCTACAGGACTTTAAAGTTAACAGTACCTTTAATCAATTTTCAAATTTTATTGAGCTTCATTACTACACTTTAGACGGTAGGTTACTTAAATCTATAAACAACTATACTAATTTTAGATCAAATCAAGATAGTGAGTCTACTCTAAATAATAGCTTATCTACATTAACTCTAAGAACAGAAGATGACGTTAAACTTGGAGGGTATGAAGCAGGTGATGTATACCTTTACTATAACTTTTTAAACGATTACTACACTCAAGATAATTCTAAATTAAAGTTTTTCATAGAAGAAATATCTCCTGATAGAAAAGAGCTAAGACTAGTTACTACGAAAGCAAGTAGAGAATCAGTAGAAACTAGTACAGCAGAAATTAAAACTTCTCTTAGCGAATCAGACGCAGAAACATTCTATCTTAATTTAGGTAAGAATAGATTACTACTCTGTACTAATATAGATACTTTAGACTATAAAGAAGATACCTCGGTTGTAGTAAAACTATACAACCAACTTCCTAGCGATATATTAGTTAAACAACAATTGAGTATTAACTCTCAAGTTAACGATTCAATTGCATATAAGGTAGACTCTGAAATAATTTTAGCTGAGCCAAAAATTAAATATTTAAAAGGACCTAACTTTAACATACAGGAAGGTAAAGGTACTTCAAGCCCAACCCAGTACTTAAGTATAGATGAAGCATTTAGCTATCCGGTTACTAATTCATATTATGAAGTAAAGTCTTTATTCGAAGAAAAAGGAGCTTCTTTATCTATAGATCATTCAGATTATAACTCTTTTATCAATTTTAGTTCTGCTGAAGAAAGATTAAGAAACTTTAAGTATAAGCTTGACTTAATTAACAGCTACCAGTCTTCAAGTAATGACATAAGACTAGCAGGTAGTTATTCTACCGCAAGTGTAGAACACTACGATAATTTAATCAATACTGTACTTTCTAATTTTGATCATTATGATAGATTTCTATACTATGAATCAAGCTCTTATAGCTGGCCAAAAACAGGTAACGATAAACCCTATATACCGGTAATAGGATCTGCAACAGGTTCATGGTATAACAGTCAGCTTATATCAGCTTCTGACTTCGATAATACTAATCCTAACCAACTAATTAATACAGTACCAGAATTCTTAAGAGAAGATCCTAGTAACGTTAAGTATACTACTTTCATTCACATGGTAGCTCAACATTTTGACAACTTGTGGATCTATGCAAAGAACGTTACAGATAAGTATAATTCTGATAACAGACTTGACTTTGGTATATCAAAAGATCTTATTGATGATGCTTTAAAAAATTTCGGAGTAAAACTATACAACAGTAATAAGTCTACTCAAGAACTATTTGAAATGTTTACTGGTCAAACGTACCTAACTGGAAGTGAAGGTAACTCCTCAACTTTACCAGTTGAAGTTGTTAGTGGATCAAATACAGTAACATCTCAAGAAAATTACAGAAAACAGATTTATAAGAGAGTATACCACAATTTACCTCTACTATTAAAGAGCAAAGGTACTGATAGAGGAATGAGAGCTTTATTAAGTACTTTCGGTATACCGTCTTTCTACTCATCTGGTTCACATTCCGGTATAAACGTTTTACAACTAGGCGGGAGTGTATCAGGAAGTTATAATCTAGGACCATTACAGTATACTACAGCATCTCTAGGTAAAATAAGAATAAGTGATACAGGTAGTATAGAGGGTACTACTCTTTCAAGATATGTAAACATTACTCAAGATAGTGACAAATACTCAAAAGATTTAAACACTATCCAGGTAGGTTTTTCTCCTACAGATGAAGTCAATGATATAATAATAACATCTTCAAGTGCAGCTTCTTTCGATATAGATTCCATATTAGGAGATCCTGGGTATGCATATTCAAGTAGCTATGAAGCTTTAATAAATAAAGCAGAGGAGTATCTACCTGCTACTACTGACACAAGTAAGTACGATCTAAATGCATTTTCAAGATTATTAAAGTATTACGATAATCTACTTTTTAAAACAGTAATAGATTTCTTACCAGCAAGAAGTAACGTAAATACCGGACTTGTAATAAAGCCTCACCTTCTTGAAAGAAACAAAATAAAGCAGGTAGAACCTACTACTGAAAGACATAATGAATTTTCTCAATCAATAAGCATACAAGAGACTACAGGGAGTGAAGGAGGAGCATTTGGCGGTAGAAACCAGTATTCATCATCATACACAGAGTTCTATATGACATCTGGTGGATTCGCAGCCAGCTTTTTACATAGTCACGAACAAGCTAAATACGACGGAGAATTTTCAGGTAGTAAGATAGACATTTCAAACGGAGAATTAAATATTAATAACTCATTTAAATATGTTGATGCGATAGAAAATATAGTAGATATAGCTTATGTATCTTCGTCCGCTGTTCTTCCTACTCCTACACCTACTCCTACCTCAACTATGACTCCAACACCAACACCAACTGAGCAGCCACCAGTAAGTGCTACACCAACACCAACTCCTACTATGACACCTACACCTAGTACAGCCGGAACGTTCCAACTAAGAATTAGAATATACCCTAACATAGGTGTACAGGAAAATAATAATGATATAGAATATAAGATAACTGCAACACCTTCATCTTCTCCTTCTTCTACTTCAATTACTACAGGTGACTTAGCAGGCGGCTTTGTAAACCTAAACCTTTATAATGTTAGCGGTAACGACGAGGTACTTGTAAATGTTCTAAGAGTCGAACCAGACGGTAGTGCGATAGCTGTTGGAAGCATTGAATGGAGTAACTACGATATAACTCATCTAGATGTTTCACCTACTAGTGATATATTTAGCTCTAATAATAATATTAACTTTAATTACACCCTCGATAACTTCGATGCTAGTCTAGGTATTATTGCTATCGACTTAAACATTACTGAAGGATCAGGTCTATAATAAAAAAATAATATGAGAACTAAACAAGACTTTAGCGAAAGATCTCCATTAGATTACGGAGCACACATATTAGTTTTTATAGAATCTTCAACAACTATGAATACAGTTGAAGCTATCAATATTAGTACTAGAGATAAAGGAGAAAACGACCTTATAAATTCATTATCAAGGCTGATATCTGTAACTACAGACATATTAGGAGTAACAAGAACTATAATACCTATATCAGCTAAAAACAAAGGAAGGTATTGGAATTTTGAAATTGAACCTTTTAGTGTTACCTCAGCTCCTCAATTTAGTAGCAACGTAACCTCTTCTTTTTATTTCAACGAATTAACCGATAATGCTATTTTATTTACTAATAAAGTAGCAAGATTTAATCCATCTCCTAATGATGCAGGCTTTTCCAAAAGCGTATACCAAGCTATTGAAAACAATTCAGAAAAAAGTGCAACTACACATTTTATATATCAAGTAGACAAAAAAAATGATGCAATAGAAATTGCTAATATAGATGCTATAAATAGCGGTACTGCTGCACTAGCAGAATTTCAAGGAACTAATCACGAACAAATAGGATTAGTAAACAGTAGATACGATGGAGCAAAAACATCCATTCTTGAATACGGAATTAACTCAGCTATAAATGCGAAAGAAATAAGAGCTTCAATCTATGTTTCGTCGTCTGAAAATACGTTCATATGTAGTCAATCAGATGCTGATAGAAATATAGAAAACCTATTATTCAGCATACCAGAAAGTTATCCTACATCAGAGGCTGAAGACTACGGTGTTAACCCTACATCTGGTAGTAGAATATTTACTTTAAACGGCAATCAAATAATACCTTTGAGAGATAGAAAAGTTTTTGTTGAGGCAAACAGAACTATTGTATATATTAACCAAGATGGATATGCTATAAATAAAGGTACTATATGTACATAAATAAAACATAATAAACATATATTTATATAAAAGAGACTAAAAATGGGATACTTAAACAACGCAGTCGTAACAGTCGACGCAATTTTAACTAAAAAAGGAAGAGAGCTTTTAGCTAGAGGAGACGGCTCTTTCAAAATTACACAATTTGCTTTATCTGATGATGAAATAGACTACACACTCTATAACACAACACATCCTTCTGGTTCATCGTTTTACGGAGAAGCTATTGAAGCAATGCCAATACTAGAAGCGTTTCCAGATGAAAATCAGATTATGAAGTATAAGCTAGCTACTCTACCAAGAGGAACATCTAAACTTCCATTACTAGAAGCAGGATATTCTGCTATAAGAATAAAACAAGGAGCATCTTTAGCTATTACTCCTCAAACTCTTAATTATTTAGGAGCAACTTCTACTTTTGAAGCAGCAGGATATACAGCAACAATTGCAGATGTAAGAGTAGTGTCTAATTTTTCTGGTGTAGGAGTAAATACAGAAGAAGCTGAAAGACTTAACTCAGTAACAACAGCAGGTACTAATGTCTCTAAAACAGTAATAGGAACTTCTATAAACCTTACTGCTACGACTGTTAATACCCTATTCGGCAGTAGAACACAGCTACAAACAACACTTACCTTAGTGGGTAGAGACTCAGGAGCTAGAATTACTATTCCCGTAACTATAATTAAAGTAAATAACTAATAAGATATGTCATTCAAAAGATTCGATAACGAAGATATAGTAATAAGTGCTGACTCGATTTCTAGTCCTGCATGGACCGGTAATCAGGTAACTTTACAGAACTTTTTTACTTCTTCCGCACAAGTAAATGGAGCAACAGGTAATTATTTCTACGACGTATATAATGGAGATGCAGCATTAGAAGCTTCACAAATTCAATTTTCGATTGCTTATGGAAATAAAGAAGGATCAGGTTCTGCTGCTATCAACCTTTCTGTAGCAGGAAATACACCAAGTAGTATAATCTATAAACAGTATAGAAGTCTAATCAATGGCTCAGAAGATATAGAATTATCTTTTGATGGTACAGATGTAACTCACATCTATGCCCTGTCAATACAAAGAGCTAGATACAAAGAAAAACTTCTTCCTGGTTCTTTAACTTTAAGATTAGGTGATTTGTTTCTTACCGATAATAGTAAAGAAGTAACTACTCAAACATTTACGGATGCAGGTAGAGTATTTCAGATCATAAGCGGCTCAGCAGGAACAAAAACTTCTTCACCTGTAGACACAGGCGCTAAAGGAAACTCTAAACAACACGGATCATACGGTCTATTTCTTCCTGATACAGGGTTAATTATACTAAACGGTAAAGCATTAGACGATACAGTAATTAACGGAGGTATAGCACTAGGTTCAGGAACAGGTTCAGTTGCACCTGCTGTTGAAAATATGGCACTTTTATATGATAAATTAGAAGCACCTAGTAATGGAGAGTTTACCTTAAGGTCCGAAGAAACAGTATCTTCTAACTACGTGTTCGTAAGAGCAAGAAACAGTGAATTTAATTACTCAACTAACCCATCTAACATAACAGGATCAGGTGAACTTAGACACAGTAGTATGATTGATTCACCTCAATCTTATATTACAGCTGTAGGCCTTTATAATGACAATAACGATTTACTTGCAGTATCAAAGTTATCACGTCCACTATTAAAAGACTTTACTAAAGAAGCATTAGTACGTATCAAGCTTGATTATTAATGAATGAGTTCATTCAAAAATATAGAGAATCAATTTAATGAAAATGCTTCATACTCAGCGTTTAAAAAACTAGTACAACAAGATCTAGTAATTTCACACTACCAAGCGTCTAAAAAGTTTTGTACTAACGCTACTGTATACTTATTTGGTGATAATATAGAAGTAATAGACCCAACTCCTACTCCAACACCCACTCAAACACCTACACCTACTCAAACTCAAACCCCTACGCCAACTCAAACACCTACTCAAACTCCAACAGGTACACCTACCGGTACGCCTACAAATACTCCTACTCCTACTAACACATCAACACCTACAGGTACACCTACAAGTACCCCTCCGGCTCCTTCAAATAGTGCAACACCAACACCAACGTCAACTAGTACGCCAACACCTACTAGCACTGTAACACCAACTCCTAGTAATACCGCAGCATGTTATGCAACAGTATTTAGTGCTTCTTTAGAAACAATATTTAACGGAGCTTGTAGTGAAACTATAGCACAGGTATTATATACTGACTATAGCGGTTCATGGCCTCCAACTCAAGCATACTTAGACGGAGGAGGATCATTGACTGTATTTACAAATGACACTTGTACACCATCTCCTAATACTTATTATGCATTCGATAGTAGTTCAGCAACAGGTACAGATGTTAATGCATTCTTAAGAGTAGATGATAGTATAGGAGATCATCCTGGAGATGTTGTTCAAATTTATAACTGTGATACGCCATAATGGGATTTTCTAACAACATATCATCCCTTATAGTTTATAAACAAGCTAAAAAAGAACAAACTGTCGATGTCAATAACAGTGTTTATCTTTTTGGAGATAATATACCTGTTATACTACCTTCACCAACTCCAACAAATACTCCAACAGTAACTCCTACTAACACAGTAACTCCTACTAACACGAGTACACCAACTCAAACACCAACTAATACTCCGACAGGAACTCCGACAGGAACTCCAACCAATACTCCAACGCCTACAAATACTCCAACTAACACTCCAACGTCTACTAGTACCCCTACTAACACACCTAGTAACACACCTACAGGTACACCTACACCAACTAATACACCTAGTAATACACCGACAGGTACACCAACACCTACAAATACTCCAACTAATACTCCAACACCTACTAGTACAGCAACTCCAACTAATACCCCTACTCCGACACTGGATTGTAGCTTTGAAATAGAAGTAGATGACGAACCTGCACCAACAGCTACAAATACCCCTACTCCTACATCAACTGCTACTAACACCCCTACTCCTACTAATACACCTACTAATACACCTACACCTACATTAGATTGTAGTTTTGAAATAGATGTAGACGATGAACCTGCTCCTACTGCTACTAATACTCCAACACCGACTTCTACTGCAACGAATACTCCTACACCAACCAATACTCCAACTAACACACCTACACCTACATTAGACTGTAGCTTTGAAATAGAAGTAGATGACGAACCTGCTCCTACTGCAACAAATACTCCTACGCCAACTAGCACACCAACTCAAACTGCTACGCCTACTCAAACTCCAACTAACACTCCAACTAACACTCCGACAGGAACTCCAACAGGTACACCAACTGGTACGCCTACAAATACTCCGACTAATACACCTACCCCGACTAATACTAGCACACCAACTCCTTCACCTACATTAGACTGTAGTTTTGAAATAGACGTAGATGATGAACCTGCTCCTACTGCTACTAATACTCCTACGCCAACTCAGACACCAACTAATACACCTACTAATACACCAACTCAAACACCAACTCAAACACCGACTGGTACTGCTACTAGTACACCAACTCCAACTGAAACATCTACTCAAACTCCAACACCGACTAGTACTCCAACTAATACACCAACTAATACTCCAACAGGAACACCGACTGGTACACCGACTAATACCCCTACCGGTACACCAACTCAAACACCGACTAATACTTCTACCCCAACTAACACACCTACACCTACATTAGACTGTAGCTTTGATATTATAGTAACTGAAGAAGCAGCTCCAACAGCAACACCTACTCAGACACCTACTAGTACGCCAACTAATACTCCAACTAATACCCCTACAAAAACACCAACTAATACTCCTACTAATACCTCTACACCAACTAACACCCCGAGTAACACACCAACTAATACTCCGAGTAATACTCCAACTAACACTCCTACCCCAACTAATACTCCAAGTAATACGCCAACTGGAACACCAACTAATACTCCAACTAATACTCAAACTCCAACTGGTACTGCAACGAATACACCTACACCTACAAATACTCCGACTAATACACCATCTAACACTCCAACGAATACACCTACGCCTACAAATACTCCAACAAACACTCCTACTAATACTGTAACGCCTACGAATACTCCTACCAAGACACCAACTAATACTCCAACTAATACTCAAACTCCTACAAAAACACCAACTAATACTCCTACTAATACTCCTACTAATACACAAACTCCAACTAATACACCTACGAATACCGTAACTCCTACTAATACACAAACTCCAACTAATACACCAACACCTACGCCAACTCCATCGAGAGCTCAATACTCTATAGATGTATTTTCATCTAACGGACCTATAACTACTACATCAGGTGGAGATGCTGCTGGAGGCTTAGCTTGTGAAGCTATTGGAGACGGAAGTAAACAGAAAACTATAAAAATAGTTAAGTCTGTAGCTAACGGTGGAAGTAATGGATACCCAGAGATTGGAGATGATCTATACATCGGAACTACTAAACTATCTGGTGGAGGATATGTTAGTTATGTAGACACTTCAGGTACTTGTGGAGTTGGTCCTCAAAATACTTACTTTGGATATAGTGCTGCAGGTATTGTAAGTACAGGATTAACTTGTTGTACAGAAACAACACCTACTCCTACACCTACAAACACACAAACTCCTACACCAACAAACACTCCTACAAACACTCAAACACCTACACCTTCTCCATCTCAAACTTCTTGTGTTGAAGTTACACTAGGTGAAGGTTCTACTTACGGTATAGCATGTGATGACTATGTCGACGGCGGAGCAACATTCTACATAGACAGTACAGAGTTATCAACAGCAAATAATTTATATGATGCTGCTACTTGTTTAGTTGCTGACCATGCAACAGCTCAATACTACTCAGACGGTGAAATATGGAAATACTGGAACGGTAGTGAATTTACTACAGATGGAGATTGCGGTATATATGGATCTACTCCAGCATCACCGACACCTACTCCAACTCAAACACCTACTCCTACTAACGCAGCAGTTACTCTATATAACATGACTTTAGGAACAGATGCAAGCTCAGGTCAAGACGCTTGCGATGATATAAACTTTGATGGAGGGTCGAGCTTTAAAGTTACTACTGACGATGGGTTCGGCGGTGGACAACTTGTTGACGGTTCAACTGTAGTTTATAATTCTTCTGGAACATCTGTAATAGCTAACACATACGTATCAGATGGGTCAAGTGTAGGTCTTACTAACGGTAGCGGGGTATGGACTCAATCAGGAGGCTCTGGAGGGATCTGTGGCTTATAAAAAAATTAATTCGTAAATTATAATAATGTGGTTATATAAAGACAAAGAGATACACTCTATCGAGGATATGCCCGAAGGCACTTATGGTTTTATATACGAAGTGACTCATACTAAGAGTAAGCAGAAGTATATAGGTAAAAAAGTATTATACTTTGAAAGAAATAAGAGATTAGGAAAAAAAGCATTAGCAGCATTAAAAGAAGAGCGTGCTAAAAAAGGAATGAAGGGTAGAACACCACTTAAGCAAAAAGTGATAACCGAATCAGACTGGAAAGATTATTTTGGTTCTCACCTTAAAATAAAAGAACTTTTAAAACGAGATGGTCCTGATGCATTTACTAAAAAAATCTTGCAGTATGTATCTAATAAGAAACAGCTTACATATTTTGAGTGTAAGTACCTATTTATAAATGAAGTATTAGACTCTAGAAATAACTATATTAACGATAATATTCTAGGTAAATTTTATAGAAAAGACTTTGAATTATGATTAAACTAAAAGAAATAATCGGATACCCATCACTAAAGTACCACATAGACAATAAACTCTCTTTACATGAGCATGTCTACCGCTATAACTCAGATGCCTTTATACAACTGTTTAAAGAAGCTAGAGAAGCTTATAATAACGAAGAAATAGAACTTTCAGAAGAAGATCAAGAGTTATTAGAAACAACTGATATAGGAGAGTATGGAGAGTATAATGGTTTAAAAGTGCCTTTAGACTTACCGATGGTATCACCAAAGTATAACCCTCTGTTTGAAATCGGATGTATGATCGACGAGATGATCGAAGATGAAAATACAATCGATGAAGCTTCTTCGATAGACCAAATGATTAACTTTGAACAAGTTAAAGAATTAGTAGAGTCTATTGGGGGTAACATAAACATGGACAAATTTAGAAAAGCAGTTTCATTACAAAATGAATCTTTCGATTATAATGGTTTTGAAATGCTAAAAGCATCCGTAGATTACATACCGGAAGCAGAGTACAGAGGTAAAAAGGTTGCACTTAACAAACCTAAGAGAGGCGGAAGTAAAAAATTCTACGTCTACGTTAAGAGTAAAAAAGGAAACGTCAAAAAAGTTTCTTTTGGAGATACTGGTCTTTCAGTAAAATTAAAAAAGAGAGGAGCTAGAGCTTCTTTTGCTGCTAGACATAAATGCTCTACTAAAAAAGATAAAACGAAAGCAGGTTACTGGTCTTGTAATATCGGAAGATATTGGAAATCACTAGGAGGTAGCTCAAACTTCTCAGGATACTGGTAGAATAATATGGCTCATGAATATGGATATCACGATGGTGAAGTAATAGATTTACGTAAAAGCACAGAGCTTAATAGTAATTACTATACAGGTTCTTATGCTCCATCTAGTGGTAGTAATAAAAGGTTAAACTACTATAGTGTAAGACACCTATACTATTCAAACTACGATACCGGTTCAGGGTATGTCGACCATTCTGGTAGTTTTTATAACTACGAAGAAAGTTCCTTTGCACCTGGTACTAGAACTATGGATATTACATCCGGTAGTGGTCTAGTTATCTCTATACCAAGAAAGTTATTCGGCACTAAGATACAACCTAACTCATTGATAGTCTCTTCATCAAATAGTAGTTATAGGTTAACTGATGATGGAGAGGGAAATCTGTTAAGAGGATCATCACACGTTGGTAATGTAATATACTCTCATGGGCAAGTAATAATTACAGCAACTGGTTCTTTTGCTCATTATAGTTCAAGTTTCTTCGGGGACTTATCAGGATCAGCTGACCCAGCATTTGTATGCTTTAAATCAACTGTACCGGTTTATACTTACAACTATTCTTTAAAGGTTTCAGATTATGAATTTAATCATACTCAAAATCCTACAGCACAAAAAAATAATAGTATTCTCTACTATACTGGTAGTAGTAGCGATTCTTCTGGAAGTAGGTTTATAAGACCTTCTGGTCTATATGCAGATAATATTACAGGTTCTGAATTTCAGCCATACATTACTACAGTAGGTTTGTACAACGGCTCTAACGAACTTATAGCAGTCGGAAAACTTCCACAAGCATTACAGAAACCAAAAGATACTGAACTAACTATAAATTTAACTCTAGATATATAAACTAGAGAGTTATGCATTTTAAGGAAGCACTTATACAATCGAAAGATAATAAAAATATATTTTATCTTGCACCAATCCCCGTCTGGGTTGAAGTTTTTGATGACGATTCTCTTCACGATAGGGTCTACGATTTAGGAATGAAAAAATTAAATGACTCTCAAAAACAGATGGGTCAAGAGCTACCTAATCAGATAGATACAGAAAGGATTAATTCATATAAAGTAAACTATAAAAGAAGAGAAAACTGGATAGAACCTAATGAGTATAGCCCGATAGGTAGCAGATTTTTTACCCCTCCTAATAATTTTTTAGATATAGAGAATGAAGATGTAATTACTATACGTAATAGAATAAATAACAGTTATAAAAAATTACTATCCTATCTAGAAATTAAAAACAATCAATCACCAAAAATAACAGAGAGCTGGATGCAGTATTATGACCCTCATTCAGGTAGAGGACATAATGCTCATAATCACTGTAGATGGGAAC